TTTGTATAATTTTTCAGGTAATTTGGCAAAGATGACCCACTTAAACAAAGTACCATAACTGTAATAAAAATAATAAGTTAAGTTATGTTTTGCCAAAGAGGTGTGTGGCAAAGAATTTTGCACTTTTTTACACTTTTTTGCACAAATTTGGCAAAACCTTTTCCATCATTTTTTGGGCTTTTTCTTACCTTTTTTATGTGCCTCTACCTCTTGTGCGAGGAGAATAAAACGGCGAATACTATCCCTAAGTCTGGCATTCTCCTCCTCAAGCTCTTTGAGACGAGCTTGTAATAGCTGGTTTGTCTCTGGTGGTGGATCCGGGCTGTCGCTTAAAAGCCAATTTACATCACAACCAAGCTCCTTAAGCTTGGCTAAAAATGTTGCAGATGGTACAACCTTATCATTAAAATATGGATATAATTGCTCACTCTTCATACCAATGAAATCAGCAAATTCTTGTATTGAAGAAAAATTTTTTAATATAAATTCTTTGATTTTTTGTCCTAAACTCAATTTTTTATCCTATACTAATAAAAATATTAGCTTACCTCTTGACAAATACTAAGAAATATATTAGTTTTGTAAAGAATTCTTTAACAATTTTTAATAAAAAAATGACTGAGCAAAAACAGCCATTAAAAGAGAATAAGAAAATCGATCGTAACTTAATTAACCAGGCGGAAATTGCACGCCGCACTGGTTACAGTGAAGCGATGGTTTCGCTTGTTCTCAATGGTAAAAGAAAGAACGATAAACTGATGCAAAAGATTATAGAGATCGTTCAGAATGCTGCTTAAGGGCTTATTAAAAGCTGCTTAAGCGGCATTTTTGTTTGTTCTAAATTAGATAATAAAACAATGATAGGCAATTAAAATATTTAGGAATTTCTTTAATGGCACAATCGAAGTCTATTAAAACAATTCTTTATGAAACAATTCACCGAAACAAAAAATCGGTTGAACAAATTGCTGATGAGATAGGAATAAGTGCCAATTATTTATATCGTGCAGGGCTTCCATTGGATGAAAACGGGGTGAAATTCCCGCTGGATTATCTTATCCCACTTATGAAATCTACAGGAAATTATTCAATTTTAGAGCAAATTGCCAATATTTGCGGGTTTTTGCTTGTTAAGGAACCGAGAGTTAAGACGCCAAAGATAGACGGGACAGAGTTAATATCTGATTACCAGGATGCAACTACGCTGGCGGTAAGATGTCTTAAGAAATTCCTGGATAAGCCCACCGAAACTAACTTTAATGAAGTAATAGATGCTTTGCAGATGGTTATGACTAAATCTGCAGAGGCAAAAAAATACTGCAATAAACACTTCCAGGGACAAATGGAGCTGGAGCTATGAAAGATCCTTTTGCAAAATCAGATGTTCAGAAGCCGGAAACTTCTGGTACTTTGAGCAAAAATTTGATGAAAAGCAGTTCGCACCTTTTTGATAAAGGTGCGAACTATGGTGCGAACCATAAAGAAATGCTGCGAACCGAGCTTAACTTTAATAAAAATAATGAATTACAGCCATCAGTTAAATGGATAACGGCTTCCGAAGGTGCGAACCGATTATGTATTAAAGAAAGGGCAATTCAAAAACATTGCAAGCAAGGACATTTTGTCACACGGAAGGTGCGGATGAACGGCGGTTTCGGGTATGAAATCGCCTTAGAAAGTATGTTTAATTACTATAATGGAATTGGTAATTGGGAGAAGTGTGAGAGGATATTGCAGTTGATAACGAATAATGAAGAATTAACAATTAAAAATGAAAATGAGTCATCCTTCGACAAGCTCAGGATGACAAATGAGAGGGTTTTGACGGATGTGGCAATGGCGAAGTATCAGGTTTGTAAGTTGGTTGAGGAGGTTTTGTTTAAAGCTGATAAGAAAACAATAGCTCTTGAGAGGTTTGTTAATAGTTTTAATCAGGGGAGTTATCCGGGATTGTTAGAGAATGTAGGACGGATTAGTGTGAGGACTGTTTATAGATGGTATAGGGACTTGAGGGACAATAATTGGGACATAAGTGTTTTTGAGAAAGAGTTAAAACCCACCGCAAGAAGCATATCTAATAAGGAAGCTGAGATTTTGATTCCAATGATAATAAATCCGAATAGGCCTTTGGTTAGTGAGATATTAAAGAGAGCTAAACAGGAGTTTTTGAACCGGGGAATAACGATAAAAAGTGATGTAACCTATAGAAGATTTATTGAGGACTGGACAAGAAGAAATATTGACCTTTGGACGCTCGGAAGATTCGGTATGAAGGCATTTAATGATAAGATTATGAAGGACATTTTGCGTGATAAGGACCGTGTGGAAGTCGGTGATATAGTGGTTGCAGATGGTCATACGCTAAATGTGATGGTGATAAATCCGCTTACCGGCAGACCGCAGAGGATGACGCTGATAATGTTTTTTGATTTTAAGAGCTCAATGCCGCTTGGCTGGGAGATTATGCCGACTGAGAATGTGCTTACGATTGCCAGTGCGTTGAGAAGGACAATTTTACTGCTGGGAAGATTTTTTGGGAATAATTCCGAAGCTGGAAGCTTCGGTTACATTCCCAGGATTGCTTATTTGGATAATGGGCGAGCTTTCAGGGCTAAGTACTTTAGAGGGATTAAGGATTTCAGGGACTCTATTGTGCCCGGATTGTTTGGGAAATTGGGAATTGAAACGATGTATGCAACACCTTATCACGGGCAATCGAAGACTATTGAACGCTGGTTTAAGACGCTTGGAGAGCTTGAAAGAAGGCTGCCGGCTTATACCGGGACCAATATTGCAGGCAAACCAGCAATGTTAATGAGGAATGAGAAGCTACATCAGCGACTTTTTGACAACACACCAATTACAATAGATAGTTTGGAAGCAACATTACAGGAGTATGTTAAAGAATATGCAGAGCAGCCGCACCAGGACGGGCAGTATAAGGGATTGTGTCCTGCAGAGGTATTTATGCACTCTGTGAGTAAGATTAAGAGTGAGAGTGAGAGATTGGAAGGAAGGTTGATTAGTAAAAGTGAGCTTAATTATCTGATGCTTAGCGATGAGACCAGAACAATTACTAAAAATGGTATCAGGTTCAGAGGGAATTATTATTACAATGAAGAGATGCCGAGAATAATTGGCAGCAGAGTGATGGTTAAGTATGACATTTGGGACGATAAAGACATAATTGTTCTTGATGAAAAAGAAAGATATTTATTTAGTGCAAGTAAGGACGATGTGCGTTATCATCCAGCTGCAAGGTTGCTTGGAACGGATGAGGATGTGGTGATGCTGCAAGAGGCGTTGCGTAAGAAACAACAAATGAAGAATGAGACGGTGCAGGTGTTTAAGGGGCTGGTGGAGATGCAGGAAAGTAAGATTAAGAGTAAGATTAAGAGTAAGAGTGAGAATATGAGTGAGAATTATGTTCCGTTGGCTGAAGGCAATGGTAAAAAGAAAAATGCTTTTAAGGAATATATGAAGTTGTGTGGGATTGAAGCGAAGATTTATAAGAATCCCGTTGAAGCATTGTTAAAGAAAGGATAGAAAAAAACTCCGCAAGTAGTTGAGACTTGCGGAGTAAAATACATAAACAACGGACAAAGCAAGCTTTGTCCCTACATAAAACAAATAAAAGAAAGGATTGCTTATGCAATACAAATCTAATGAAAATCTTTCCAATTCGGAAGGAAATATTCTTTTCAAATTGCGGGATTTCGTTGATAGGAAAAATATATCTATCAATAGAATTGCCAAGCAAATCGGCTACAGCGCCAGTGTAGTATCAACATATCTTGCAGGGAAGTATCCTGGTGATGTTCAAAAACTTGAATGGGCAATCGCCTCATTTTTAATGAGGCAGGAAGAGATCGAAGCAATGCCCAAAGAGATGATTCCATTTTGTCCAATCACTAATGCAGAGTTATTGTTCCAGGCTGCAAAAGTTGCACACCTTGACCAGGAAATCGGAGTTGTAATTGGTGAAGCTGGAACCGGTAAGACAAAAGCGGCGAAGGAATATGCTAAACAAAACCCTGATGTAATACTTATTGAAGCTGATTTGAGTTATTCAACAAAGGTATTCTTCAGGGAACTACATAAAAAGCTTGGTATGGACGGCAGCGGTGGTATTTATGATTTGTTTTCGGATTGTTGCGAGAGACTTAAAGATAGCAATCGGCTTGTGATTATTGATGAAGCTGAAAATCTGCCTTATCGAGCATTGGACATGGTGCGCAGATTATATGACAAAGCAAATGTTGGAATATTGCTGATAGGGTTGCCAAGATTAATTGCAAATTTAAGAGGCAAACGAGGTGAATTTAAGCAGTTATACAGCCGGGTTGGTATTGTTACGCAGCTTGAAGATTGGAGCGAGACGGATGCAAAGCTAATAATACAGACGGTATTCCCAAATACAAATGGCGTTTATAAGACATTTTATGAGCTATCGAAAGGCAATGGACGCAAGCTCGAAAAGCTGATATTGAGAACATCAAGAGCAGCAAGAACCAGCAAGAAAGAAATTACAGATAAACTGGTTAAATCTGCTGCGGAGGTGTTGATGCTATGAATAGAGTAAGAGAAAGAGTGAGAGTGTCTGAACAGTTAGGCGATTACCCGCACGTAGTAAGAACGAAACTTAAAAATTAAGGAGAAAAATAATGAAAGAAAATAAAAACACAGAACGACACGAAAGTGTCGGCGTACATTGCCAAGTTAGCAATGCAAACGGCGATAATAAAATACGATGGTTTATGGAATTGGCGCTTAAGATGAGAGAAGATGGATATTCTGATGCAAGCATATATTCTATTGATATTGAAGCTTGGGATGAATATAGAGTAAATCAAGAGTTAACACCAGTACAGGCGTTGGCTGAAGAAGAAAGCAACGGATAGCCGTTTGTCTTGCTAACATGCTATTAAGCAGTTTAGAAACAGAATAATAATGAATGAACTATCGGAGAAGAGACAAGTGATTGATCAGATAAAAAATTTATTTGCAGAGGCATATTATGTAAGTGATAACGATAATGGGATTCTGTTCCGGAACGATGATTTGATGATTGAATTTATCGTTAAAAACGGGTGCATAGTTACATTATTCCCCGTTGGGAAGAAAGGAGTGAAATAAATGGAAATGTTAGCAAGAGTAGTCGGTAATATGATTCAGGATATAATTCCTGATGCAGAAAATCCTTATGAAGCAATAGACAGATATTGTGCTATGCTTTATAAACGCATTAAACTAAAAGACAATGCAGGAATTGATTATGAAAATGATCTCGAATTATTCTTGTTCCTCAGTGGATACAAAAGCAGGATTGCTGAAATTGTTCACAAACAAGCATTAAAAGAGAGGAGCTTAAAATGATTGAATTTATAATCGGCGCCTGGGTCGGAGCAATAATAATGTTATTTGTAATATCAATTTTAAAATCAAGCAAAGGAGAACAAAGATGAAAGCATTAAAACTTTACGCAAAGTTTTACAAAAAACTGAAGGCGATGGATGAAATACTTAAAGATTTACATCCACTTGCATTGAGGGAGTTAAAGAAATATCCTGAAGGTAAAGCTGATTACGATGGCGTCGAATTTCATCTCACAAAAAAAGTTGAAAAGAAATTTGATGAATTTGTTGAAGCTGAATTAAAAGAAATGAGAGATAAAATAAACCAGTTGAAGCAAGAAGCGGAAGAAAAAGGTAGGGTAATATTGAACGAGAAAGAAACATTTGACGCTCAAATACCGAGGAGCAATAAAGAGCAGGTATTATCAACCATCAGAGAATATAAAAAATATTTCGCATTAGGAGGATAAGATGTTATCATTAGCAGCTAAGACACACTGGAAAATGGCTTTAAAAGCCACTAAAAAAGCTCTTAAAGTAACATTGCAAGATTTGAACCAGGTAAGAAAATCCAGAAAATATCATAATAAAATAATAGATGATTTAGAAAGGAGAAGAAATTTCTTTGAACTTGAGAGGGATTATGAAAAGGATTAGAAAAAAAACTGGGATGACAGAAAAAATTATTGAAGCATATGAATCAAAAAAAACAACGAGAAATAAAATTAAAAAACGTACGAACCCCAGTAAATATTTTTCCTTGAATGATTACAAAAACCATTATTTTTTTAATTACAACAAATGAAAACCAGGGAAGGATATTTTAGCGAAAAAATTAGGGACATTGCTTATATAGAGCAGTTAGATAAGCTCGGCAATATGCAGAGGAAGGTCTATGATATTATCAAGAAATACGGACCCTGCTCTACTGAATTTATAGCAATAACTCTGAATGTTTATCCTCATCAAATTACTCCGAGGGTAAAGGAATTAAGAGAAATGGGACTTGTCTATTTTTATGACATTGGACAAAGCCCAACAAGCGGCAAGGCGGTAAGTCTCTGGAAGGTGACAAGAGTTGATCCACAATTAAGGATGATGTTTTAAATGAGTAATATAAGCAAAGGTCAGATAGCTAAAATCCATACACTAAAGAATCAACTCGGTCTGACTGATGAAGAATATGGGGCTGCACTGGAAGGTTATGGAGTTACTACGAGCAAGGATCTTAGTTATGATCAGGCAGCAGATTTGATCAGGAAATTGGTCAAACTGCTGCCTAAAAATCTGCAAAAAGAATATGAATCGAAGAATAAAACTCCCCAAAAATATGACGAGCTCGGAATCAGATGGAACCCAAAACTGAAACAGCATTATGCAACGCCAAAGCAATTACGGATGCTCGAAGCAATGTGGATGACATCCCCGAGAGTGGAACATAAAACAGAAGAAGCGTTTAAAAGCTTTGTTAAAAGAATATCCGGCAAAGAAAGACTTGAATGGGTTATGATGAATGATGTAAAAAAAATAAAAAAAGCAATTGAATCTTTATAAGGGAAAAAATGGATTGGATAAAAAAAATAGATTATCAAAAATATTTGGATGGAGATTTGAAGATACTTCATGATATTATTGGTATTGATAATTTCATTAAACTGTTCCAGGTCTTTGCAAAAACGGCGGTTTATTTTTCAGAGAGACCTCTAATAGAAATGAAACAGGAATACATTAGGAAACACTTTGGGGAAAAGTCTGAAAAAGAACTTGCGAGAATGCTTGGAGTAAGCGAGAGACTTGTTTATAAAATCGGTTCGCAGAAAATAACGTTAAGCGAACAAGGGAAACTATTTGAGGACTAATGATGCAGAATGAATTTAAATCACCAGAAATAATTGAATTACTAAAGAAAAAACTTGCAAACAAAAGCAAACTGATGGTAGCTATTGCTGAGACAATGCGTGCTGCAGTGCTTAAAAATTTTGAAACCGAAGGTAGTCGGGTTGGGAAGCCCTGGCAAAGACTCTCACACAAAACAATAGAGCAAAGAAAAAAGAAGGGTTACTGGCCGGGAAAGATCTTACAACGAAGGGGACAATTAAAGAGAAGTATAATTAGCAGCTATGGTGAAGATTATGCACAGGTAAGCACAAACCTAATTTATGCAGCGATACAAAATTATGGTGGAGTGATACATAGAAGTTCACTGAAAACATTCTTAAGAAAAAAAAGAGAAGGGAAAATAGCAAGTAAACCGGAACAGAACAGAATGAGTTCAATTAGAATCCCGGCGAGACCATTTATGAAGTTGAATGAGAAGGATATTGAGAAGATAAAGAAGAAAATAATTTCGGCATTGATAAAGGATAGATAAATTTATAAATTTAATCAGCGTTTTAAAGTGCTTCCGTGAGCATAACTTTAAGACGTCCGACGGCAGGCACGGGACTGTTAATACCGCCGGCTTTTTTATAGCCCCGATTTATCGGGGCTATTTTTTATATATTAAAATTCCTTTTCTTAATTTGTCAATATCGGAAAATTTATAAGGGAGTGCATTCCAAAAAACAGTTGAATCTTTCTCCATTTTTAAGACAACAAAGAATGGTCTTTTTTTGTTATCCTTAAATAATCCGAAGTAAGTTTTTCTGAATTCCAGAAAATCTTTATCTGATTTATAGATAGTCTGATAAACTTCAAAAGGGTTTTGTAAAGTATTTAAAACTAACGGAGCGAATTGTTCCCTGCCATCCTGTTTCTCATAAAAATGTTTTAACCGATTCAACGTAAAAAGAGCTTTATCATCATCTTTGGTATTAATTAAAGAAAAACCATCTTCATTAATATTAAATAATTGTTTAATTTGTTTTTCAAATGATTTCAGTCCAACTTTTTTTATTGACGGTAAAAGTTCGGGAATATCAAGGAAGTTATCCTCGGGTAGTTCTTTAATTGATGGTCTTTTATAATAAGTGTAATCAGGTTGGTTTTTATATTGAGAGAAGTTCCCGAAATTATTATCAAACTCAAGAGCAGCTTTGCCTGGATTATAATCCCAGCCTTTGCCTGGTTTAAGTTTATCGACTAATTCATCATTACCTTTGGTTACTTTAAGATTCATTTCTTTGAGATCATCTTCATCCAAAGGAATTACTGTGCATCTGCATCCCCAATCATTTGGCGGATAAATTTTATCCCAAATAGGATCATCAGCACGGAAAACTTTGCCGTGTAATGCGCGGTGAGACGGTCTTGTATTACTATCCAGCACTGCATTATACATCCAATAAGGGCGGTCTGCGATATTATCCATCATCGCTTTGTAATGCCCGCTTGCATAAGCAACATCAATATTAGTGCGGTAAATCGTTTTAAGACGCCAGGGAGAGCCAAGCTGTATTTCTTTTTCTGGATCAACATTTTCTGGCAGCGGGAAGTCTGATGGAACATCTTTAGCTTTAACTTTACCCCACCAGCCTTTTGCTTTCAGAATTGGTTGTAGATTCTCTTTGAATTGCTGATAAGTTAATCCATCATCAATTGCTTTTTGTAATTCGTTTCTAATATCACTTAGAATATCAAGTTTCATCCCTTTGGCAACTGTAAAGGCTTTCGTATGGGCTTCCTTCCAGGTATCTTCCCAATCCCAGCTGATTTTGTAGCCTTTGCGTTTAAGATAAGCAATAATTTGCTCGGGCTTAAGACCGATTATAAGCTTTATGTCAACATTCTCTGGCATATTAAGATTGGTTTCTACCAGTTATTTCGCTGACGAATAGTAGTTTTGCGAGCAAATCTTCAAGTTGATTTGTAGTCATCGCTGGATAAGTTTTAGCAAGTTCTTCCATAATTATTTCATATGATTCGCCTTTATTAATTAGCGATAAAACAGGCTTTAATGTGCTTTCAATTTGTAGTTGAAGAAGTTTATCAGGCTGTTGATTTACTAAATCCTCAATTGTATTTTGATTATCACTATCTATTTGTGGAGTTTTTTTTTCGGCAAATTGCGGAGCAGAAGGAATCTCTGCCAACTCAAAATCTTCTGGCAATAAATTATAATTTCGGATATAATAATCTTTAGTGAATTTAATCCCGGTATTAACTAAAATCTGATCTCTTTCGGCAAGAATTTTATCAACATCTTCATCAGCATAAAGGATAAATTTAGGTTTGTTAGTTGAATTAAAATTAACCTGGTAAATCAAATCAACAATTTTATTGACAGCTCGTTCAACAAGTCTTTGATCTGTCTGTTGAATATTTGCCAGCATATCACTCATTGTTTTAGATGCGGCATAAGTGCCAGTATCTTGTACTTCGGTTGTAAGTGTTTGTGTAAGAATTGCTTTGGAAATTTCGCTATTCATAAAATTCATTAATTCTTTAAATACTTCAACACTGCTTGAACGTTGTGCTTCTTTAATATCTATGCTTGAATCATCCGGTATAACAGCAACGGCATCCTGAATCATATTTTCAAGCGAAGTGAGAAGATTATCAATATCAGTTTGAGCAGAGCCACGAGGCAACTTACCGACCAAAAAGGGATTGCCATATTTCTCGGTGAATGTAATCCAGAATTTAAGTCCGCCACGCTTAAATGTTACAGGCCAGAAGCAACGGCTTAAAACTCTTTCACCATAAGGATTTGAATAGGTTGGTTTATGCTGCACCAGGATAAATTTTAATGGGTTGACGATTTCTCCATCATTAGTTCCAAGATTGGGATTAAATTTTTTTTTGTAATTAAGATTATTATACTGGTCGAAGAAAAACCATTCCTGTGGTTTCTCATCTATTCGTTCTGGAATTAAATAGTTCCCTTCTTTCTTCCAGATAATTTCAAAGACTGTAAAGCCAAATAATGATGTATTCAAAATTTGGTCCATAAGGTTTTCAAGATTAACAGAATTCAGAAAAGAATTAATAAAATCGTATTCACCCTGTGTTGAATCGAGCTGTTGCAATTCCCAATTGAGAGAAAGCACGCCGGATTTACGCTGCTGAATAGTGCTAAATAAATGCGGATCAGTCATTAGCTCCCGGTAAGTGGTGATGTCTTTGCCAATCTTACGCAAGATTGGGTCAGGGTCTGGAAGCATATTCCAATAAGATACTATCTTATCAAAATTTTGTCTGGTAGCTATTTCAGATGTTAATGTTTTTATGTCCATACTAAAACCTCATCAAATAATATGATAATTTGACAGGATAAATCCTGTCCTACAATTTGACAGACTGAAGTCTGTCCTACTTTAAAAATTTTCAACTAATTTGTATGATTCACGTTTGCCTTTCGATTTCGCAAAAGTTACTCCGGCATTGCTTTTGGCGGCAAAGCAGCAAAGTGCTAAAGCCCAGAATCTGTCTGCGTGTCCACTTACTTCTGATTGTTGCACATCAAATCTTATGTTATTGCTTGCAGTTGTAATTTTGCGAACGCTGTGTAAGTCTTCACGAATATTTTTATCTGGCGGGATAAAAATTTGTCGGTCTTCTACCATACGCAATAAGTTGTAAGCAAGTTCTTCTTTAACTTTACCTGTGAAAGTAATCGGTTCAACTCTATATCTGCCAAATCTGTCTTGTGCTTCTTCTGCTAATTGCATTCCTAAGCCGGTTGCGTCTATGCAGGCACGGCGGAAACCTGGTAAACTTAAGTAAGTAAATAAAATTTCTTTTTGTGATTTAAATGGAGTTCGTTCGAGTTCAATTACTTTGCGTGTGAATAAAAACTTTTCGACTTCTTCGGCAATCCAGATAACAGTAAGGTCTTTCTTTCTGCCGATGTCAACACCGACGAAAAGATTTGTTTCACGCAAAGACGCAAAGTCGCTAAGTAAAATTCCATCACGTTCGATTGAAAAGATTTGTTCGTAAGACAGGAATGCTGTTGCTTCGTCAACTGGTGTGCAGCAATATTCTTCGAGCCAGGTTGTGCGGTCAAATGAATTTTCTTCCTGCTCTTGTAGCCAGGCTTCTCTTTCTTCTTTAGTTGTTTTGCGTTTGTAAATTTTATCAACCAATCCTTGTTCTACTGCATCAAAGATTGTAGTTGTATGTAAAGACCAGTTGAGTTTGCCGGATTTAATTGATTCAACAAACTTGTAAAATAAACTTTGTTTGCCTTTGTGGGTCGATAAAATTCGTAATGGAAAACCCCAAGTGATTACGGGTTTAGCTGCTTTCCATAAAGCAACAGCATCATTGTGAAATGCAAATTCATCGAGGACTACTTTACCGCCTTTAGAACGGAATGCTTTAGGATTAGAAGAAAGAGCGTTAATTCTTCTGCCGTTAGTAAATTCAATTGTAAAAGTCTTTATTGATTTGTCAGATTCAAGGACTTGTTCGCCTAAGTCTCTTGCCCCTTTGTCAAACAGTTTAGCCCATTGAGCACAGTAAAGGATATATTCTTTTGCCGCAGATTCATCTGCAGAAGAAAACCATACGGCAGGAACATTGCCAAGCACAACATCGTTGACATCTTCAAACGCCTGAACATAAGTTGCACCGATTCGCCTGGATTTTTCCCAAACCTTTATCTGACCGGTGTCATTTAGCCAATCTATTTGATAAGGCAGAAAATAAGATTGATTATCGATTTCAGAAGTTGGCTGAGTATTTAATTTTTTTTTAACCAAGTCCGAGCATCTCTTTTTTAATCAGTTCAATAGTTTCTTTTTTAATTCCTGTTATTTGTTCACCCTTTTCATCTTCAACCAATTCAATGCCCTGCATAAGTTTTAAGGCACTTAAAGCTTTTACAACAGCATAAATATTGTGCGGAGTTGGATTTGCTTTTGCTTCTTTAATTGCAATCCGTGCAATCTCACGGATTTCTTTTTGCAAATCTTCATCTTCTTTTTGATAAGCCTTCCGCTGATCGTCCCAGTTATTGGCAGTTTTCCAGTTATAGAGAGTTTTACGGCTAACCTTATCTTTCAGCAGTTCAACAATTGCATCAACTGAAAATCCTTCGATAACATATAACCGTTTTGCTTCTTCATATAACGCTGCATTTTTCATTTCTTCCTCTTACTCTTAATCTTACTCTTACTCTATAAATTGTAAGTCTCTTTAATCCTATCAATCTGAGCCAAGCATTCCCGAGCATTGAGTTGCAGAGAGCGGAATTCTTTTGTTAATAAAAGAGCTTTCTCAAGATCAATATCAAGAAATTCTGAAAACGGGTTAAGAATCTCTCTAAGTTGAATTAACAGAGATTCAGCTTTCATCTCGAATTCTTTATAACGCTCATTTAATTCTGCGAGGCGACCTTTGGCTATAAGCAATTCATTGCTACTCATTTCTGTTTCTCCTCTCGTGTATATCCATTTTTGTTTCGAGCCTGGTAAGTATTCCGATGAGAAGTTCTTTGTACTTAAGGTCCTGCTCTATTTGTTTAAATAATCTTTCGACAAGTGCGGCATAGTCTTTAGATTGAGTCTTGTAAGTAACAAACCAAATAACAAAAATTATAATTGCAATACCGCCGTTTGCGAGCACCTTAAGCAGATCGGGGGTCAATTCCATAAATAAATCTCCGAAGTTTTTTTATAAAAATATAATTCGTGCCTCTGCATTTATTCTGAACGGTGCAATTTAGGTGGGGATATGATTGGGATAATTTTGACACAAAAATAAATCATATTTCTTAACCAAGCAAGAGGCAGCAATGAATAAATGGTTTGCGATATTCAAAACAGGTAAACACACGGACAGTAACGGCAATGAAAGAGAATGGACCGAGAATGATCTTGATAAAATCATTGAGAGTTATGACAAAACAAAGCACGAAGCTCCAATTGTCATTGGACATCCCAAAACAAATGCACCTGCATTTGGCTGGATTGAAAAACTGAAGAGAGTTGGTGATACACTTTACGCTCTTCCCTCCCAGCTTGCTCAGGAATTTGTTGAAATGGTTAATAAAGGGCTTTTCAAAAAGCGTTCAATCAGTCTTTATCCGGATGGAACATTACGACATGTTGGTTTCCTTGGTGCACAGCCGCCGGCGGTAAAAGGATTGCCGGATGCTGAATTTAAAGAAGATGAAAATCTCAGCACAATTGAAACCGAAGAAACCACGGACCTGGAAGAGTCCCGACAAGATGATGATGTTAAAGTTAAAGGGATGGAGCAACAACTGAAACAATATGAAGATCAGTTAAAACAAATGCAATCAAAGGAAAGAGAGTTTGAAGAGCTACAGAACAAATATGCTCAGATACTGATTGAAAAAAATACGCTTGAAAAACAGTTAGAGCAGCAAAAACGGGATTCCCAATTAAAAGAATTCTCAGAAAAAATTGATAAAGCAATCTCAGACGGTAAACTGCTTCCAAAGATGAAAGATACAATTACCAAAATTTATGAAGTTCTCTCTCTTACTCCTGTTTATGAATTCTCGGAAGGGGTTAAAACTCAGCCCACCAGGATATTACTTGAGTTTATCGAGACTATGCCAAATCTCATTGAGCTTGGTGAGCATAAGGCGAAGAGAAAAGAGCAAAGCGGAAAGAGTGATGAGCCGACAAGTAAGATTGTGGCAGAAGAGATCAGAAAGCAGATGGGTGGCGGGCAGTAGGCAGTAGGCAATTAAGAATTAACAATTAAAAATTAACAATAGAGGTTAAAATGAAACTTCAACAAATTTCAGCTAACGATACCTTAACACAGCAGGTAGTTGCTCAGATGATTTCGAGAGCAACTGTACTCGAGTTTGCGGAATTTTATCCGATAGTAGGCAATGCAGATTATGCACGCAAAGCGGCAACTGCCAGCGGAGGTCAGTTCCGCGCACTGGATGCCGATTACCCTGCTAATGTTATTTCACCAGCGTTCGCTAATCCTACCCTGAAAATACTTGGTGACAAAGTGCAGGTTGACCGAGCACACGAAAGAAGAGGTTTGGATGTTGCAAGCGTAAGAGCAAGAGAGCTGATGAGTTTTGCTTCCAATCTTGGTAAACAATTTCAGTATTATTTCTTTAATGGTGTTGTTTCTGGTACACAGTTTAACGGATTAAAAGCCATTGTACCGTCTGCACAAAAAATTACTGCTGCAACAAACGGCATAAGTGTTACGCTTGGCAATGACAACACTGCTAAAACAGCACAGCAGAATTTCCTTGAATTAATAAACCAGCTGATTCAGAAGGTGGATGGTGGTGCACAAGCTCTGTTTATGAATGCAAGAGCATTGAGCAGGCTTACAACAATCGCACGAGAATTTATACAATGGCTACCTAATACATTCGGAATGCTGATGCCTTATTACAATGGCGTGCCTCTGAGAGATGCTGGTTACGATAAGACAGGCGCCCTGGTGATTCCGCAGAATGAAACTGTTGGAACAAGCACGGATTGTACATCAATCTATGCGGTAAGATTCGGCGAAGCATCTGATCTTTCGGTTGCAACAAACATCGGTGTTGAAGTAAAAGACCTTGGATTGGTTGGTGTTCATTATACTCATAGTGTTGAGTTTGATGCTGATCTTGTGCTGCTGAATGATCTGGCAGTTGCAAGATTAGAAGGAATCAGATTACCGTAATAAAATTGTTAAAATGCCCTCTTTTTTCTGAGAGGGCTAAAATTTTGGTTCAATTGGGTTCTTAAAAGCGTTTAAAACCCATTTAAACCCCATTTAAAAACTCAAAACTTTTTTCGGACGGGGTTAGATAAGGGTCAAGCCGAGATCGTGGCTTATAAGCGATTTATGAAAGAATTTTAAAATTCCTTATAAAAGGTAAAAATGGCATATATAGACCAGGCTACACTCGAAAAATATATCACCCAGGAAGAACTCATCAGGTTAACTGATGATGAGAACTTGGGTAGTGTGAACTCAACACGACTTAATGAGGCAATTAATATTGCGAGCAATGAGTTTGATAATTATGTGCGTGATATTTATGATATTACATTGTTCCCAACTCCGTTGCCTGATCAGATGATACAGATTGTTTCAGATCTGGCAATATATCATCTTTACAAAAGAAGATACAGATTAGATATGCCTGAGTCTGTTGTACAAATTTATAACAAAGCCATTGAGATACTAAGAAGGATTGCAAAAGGTGAGTTGCAAATAAATCTGCCAAAGAAAACAACTTCAGGATTTATAAAAATTACTAAGACTGAAGATGACAGAATTTTTAGCAAGGATATGTTAGATAGTTTTAGTTAAGGAGACAGAAGTTAGAAGTTAGAATGAAGTAAAAAGAAGATTGAAAATATGATTAGAGAAACTAAAGAATTAATCAAATCAATATTAGAAAGTAAAATAGAGACTAACTTGTTACAGAGTCTCAGGATACCGGTTGAAATCCCTACATCAATTGAGCAGTATAAATTGAGTCATCCTATCGGCTCATATCTTATAGTTTACAAAGGCAGTTCATACAGACAAAAGGATGTTAAGAATATCGTTGCACAGGATAGAGATATTGAAATAACAATAGTTGTAACAGCACGATACAGAAATGAGTACACTCCAGAGGAGTATTTGGACTTTGCTATAAATGCTTTAAGCGGTTATGTAGTTGATGCTAAAAGAACTGATAGAATGATTTATTGCCGTGAAGATGAATGGCTTGGTGAGGAAGCTGGTATATGGAGCTATGCAGCAACTTTTGTGGTGCCCGTTGAATTTTTCCAGGAGGGATTGTGATCAGACCGAATGCAACAAAAACAATAAGCAAAAATGGATTGGAGCTTATTAAAAAATATGAAGGTTTAAGATTAAGTGCTTATAAAGACCCGGCTGGCATTTTAACTATCGGATATGGACATACTAAAACGGTTAAGCCAGGTATGGTTATAAATGAAGAAATGGCAAATTTATTACTAAAAATTGATTTAATGGATGCTGAGAATGCTGTGAGAGAACTGGTAGATATTGAATTAAATCAAAATCAGTTTGACGCATTAGTAAGTCTTGTATTTAATATTGGCAGGGGTAATTTCGCTCGCAGTACCTTGCTAAAAAAATTAAATGAAGGAAAAATACTTGAAGCGGGCGAGGAATTTATGAAATGGACTAAGGCAAGAAAACCGGGCGGTTTTAAAGAACTGCCGGGACTTGTTAAGAGAAGAGCTGAAGAGAAAACATTATTCCTTAATACTAAATGTTGAATGTTAAATGAGTAAAAGTTATTTAGATATAAATCCAAGGCCTGCTGAAATAATTCCTGGGCAGACAACAGTAGAAAAAATTAATCAAGGTAAACTAAAAATAACAATGGAGAAAAAGCAAATGTACGGAATAGAAGAAACTAAGGACGTAGTAAAGTTCTTATGCAAAGCAACAAATGCAGTTATTGAATCATTAAAGGATGATGGAAAAATAACTATTGGTGATTTCCCAAAATTTGGTGGTGTCGCAATGTCAATATTCCCTGCATTCAGCGGGATAAATGAAGTGCCAAAAGAACTTGCAGAACTTTCCGAAGATGAAGTAACAGAACTTATTACTCTTGTTAAAGATGAATTACAACTTGATGAAAATGTTGAGGAAGTAATATCTAAAGCATTAAATGTTGCAGCTGAAATAAAAGATTTGGTTGATCTTGTAAAACAATTAAAGAGTGGTGCAGCTTAAAATGCCTGAAGAAACTGTCAAATGGTATCAGAAAAAAGAAATTTGGGCAGGAATAATTTTCCTAACAGGTGGAATTAAATATTTCGCAAGCCCAAATACTATTGCTCATCAACTTGCGGATTATACTATCTCTGTTGGAATACCCATTGCGCTTGGTGTCTTGGGTGTTAAAGACGGAATTAAAAACAACAGTTTACCGAGTGGATTAAATAAATTGAACATTAAAAATTATATGAAAAAGGAGAACTAAAATGCCATATGCAGCCGCAGGACTTAAACAAATTGTAATGTGCAATAAAGGGACATTGGCAACCACGCCGGTTGATCCAATTGCGCTTGGTATCCGCAAAGATGCGGTTTTAACAATTAACCACTTCAAACAGGTTGAAGATTATCGAAAGCGAAAGTTACGCAATATGCTTAACTTTAAACTCGAAGGAGAATCAATGCAGCCGACAGTTTTTACTTTTAAAAAATTGATTGATTGGCTAAATGGGAATGTTGATTTGCAAGTGGTTACACAAAACCAGTCATCCAGCGCTAAAGATGTGTGGAAATTTAACTCAGGCAAAGAACTTGGGATTGATTTCGATTGGACATATAATCAGGACGGCAGAAGTTGTAAGATCAGTTTTGAAAGAGCTTTCCCTTATAATGATGCAGTAACATTTATTGATGCAGCAGATAGCACTACGGCGGTAACATTCGCAGACATAACAGATGACGGCACTGATCTTACTCTTTATAGAGGATCATCACCGGATAAATTTGAAAAACCTGCGGCAACATCGCTTGGCAGCAGTTCTCTTGCCACAGTAAGATCAATGAATATAAAGACTGAGAATAAAAAATCAATTGATAATCTTTCGCTTGTTGATAACCTCATGATTACTCTGGAAATGACAGGCAGAGAAGCCGCCATTTCTGATTTTGTCACACGATTAAATAAAGGTATGCTCGATGGTGTTGTCTTCCAGGAGAAAAATTCAGGTGCATATTATGATAAGTTTGATTTTAATGCGAATGTATTATCACAAACTGATGAGTTTGTAATTAACGATGAAGAAAGAACTCTGAAAATAGTGCTTGAAGGTAGCGTGCCGATTTATGCAGTATCATTTCTATACGGAACTTCAAACGGTGGTGACGCTGCGGATACTAAAGGGACAACTGGTGGAACAATAAAATTTGGTTATTAGTAAGGAGGCGGGAATGCAATTAAAAATCAAATTAAAAGAAGGTAAATATGCTCTGAGGACGTATGACGATGAAGGCAATCAGATATTTTACACATCAAGCCGGATAGGGGGATTGATAATAAAGGACAATGAGCTATTGTGTGAAGTGCCGGAGCAATCAAAGAAATATGAGATAAAAGATTTAACAACATATCAAATAGTTAGTTCGGGAGAAATAAATGTATACGATAAATCAAAAGACCTACCAGCTAAAAAATAAATATACTCTGAAAGATTGGGGGGAAATATTAAAGATACTAAGTGGTTTTAACTTAGAAGATAATAATTCAATCATATTATTGCTAACGGATAACAGAATAGAGAGATTATTATCAATTATACTCGATAAGCCGATTGAAGGTGAAATTTATGAAGAAGATTTTGAGGAAGTGAGCCGGGCAATCAATGATTTTTTTACACGAAAAAAAAGTTTGATGAAAAATACAGCCGGCACTTCCAAAGATTAAATGAAGAATATATAAGCGCATCTAACAGACTTGAAAAATTAGCCGGCTTAAAGATTAATTACTTTGAACCGGCTATTGTATCTATTGACCCAATACTTTTTAAGCTTACATCATCAGATATAAGCAAAAAGGCAATGGTAGAGGATTTACCAGTTGAAGATTGTTACGATTGGTATTATTTGTTAAAAGTAAGAGAACTTAACGAGATGAAAATAAGAATAGCAGAGTGGGAAAAGCTAAAAGATAACTGACTACTTCTTTCTATTATAAAATAATTTTGTAGTGATCCAATCAGCAAAGATTACCACTATTAAAATAATTAACCAGGATAAAATGCTTTTCATATGGAAGATAATCAAATAAAATTAGTAATAAGTATTGATGGCAAAGATGCCAACGCTACGATTAATTTAACTGACCAAAATATAAAAGAACTTTATAAAAGTTTCAAATACGGGAAGCAGGAAGTAAATGGCTTAACTACAGCAATTTCACAAGGCTTTAATAATGCCAGAGAAATTATACAGGGTTTTAGAGAAACATATTCGGCACTGCAAAGTATTTTAAGCACACCTGTTCAGGCGGCAATAGATTTAGAACAATCAATCGTATCATTTGAAGTGTTGCTTGGGAGCGGTGAAAAAGCCACAAAAATGATTAACGATTTAAGAGAGTTTGCAGCTAAAACTCCCCTACAATTATCTGGCTTACAAGAAAATGCAAAACTACTATTAAGTTTTGGGATTGAAGCTCAGAATGTTCTGCCATATCTAAAAATGCTTGGGGATATTTCAGGCGGCAACGCCCAGAAAATGAACCAATTAACTCTTGCATTTGCTCAAATGCAATCAGCAGGTAGATTGATGGGGCAGGATTTGATGCAGATGATAAACGCTGGTTTTAATCCACTCCAGATTATTGCAGAAAAAACAGGCAAGTCTATTGGTGAATTAAAAGACGACATGGAAGCCGGCGCAATTAGTTCTGAAATGATTATTGAAGCTTTTAAAGATGCAACAAGCGAAGGCGGTAAATTCTATGGAATGCTTGAAAAGCAAAGCGAAACACTCGGCGGTAAATTATCAAATCTGCAGGATAATTTTCAGCAGCTTCAACAACAGATTGGAGGCACAATTGCAATTGGACTATCTCCTTTAATTGAAGAATTTAGTAAAGCAATTAATACAGTTAATGAGTTTTCGCCCGAGTTGGCAGGGCTTATAGGAACTTTGGGTACACTTTCTGCGGCAGCTTTTACACTTAAAACAACCGGGCTGCTTCCGTTAATAGGAAATTTACAGGGTCTTAAAAATATAATGCCCCAATTAAGAGCTCAGATGTCTGTTGCAGAGGCCGGAGTTGGATTGTTCCAAAAATCAATCATGGGATTAAGTACTACTTTAAAAGGACTCGCTGCCTCTATTGGCCCGGCCGGATGGCTGATACTTGGGGTAACCGCGCTTACTGCTGCAATAAATTTATTAAGCACCGCAACAGATGATTTAACTGATTCTGAGCGGCAGGTTATTGCGAGTGCTGATGCTGAAAAAATAAAATTTGATCAGTTAACAAAAACCATATTAGATCAGAATAAATCACTAAGTGAGCGTAATAAAGCCAAAGAAGAAGCACAAAAAATTTATCCCGGCTTTTTAGAAAATCTATCGATCGAAAAAACAGGGCATAATGAACTGGCAGAAGCTATACGCAAGCAAACTGTAGAATTTCATAAACTGATTGAACTTAAGATACTCAATCAAAGACTCGATTTAGCTATACAGGATTTGGCATCTAAACAAAATGGAAATGTCTCGCCTGGTTTTTGGGATTATTTATTAGGTGAGGCACAGCGGCTTATTAACGGAACTCCCGGGATCATAAATGCCCAGGTGAATGCAGCAATAAATCACGCCAAAAGTGTTGCTGAAGCACAGAAAAAAATAGATGAAATACTTGCTCAGATTGATGCCAAAACAAAAGAAGTTGGATCAAATAAATCGCAAGGGGATAAAAACTTAAGTGCTGAGGAGCTAAAGAAAATATTTGAAAAAAGAAAGGCAGAATTATCAGAAGCACAACGCCATAAGGAAACATTATTAAAGCTCGAAACAGATAACGATCTTATTATACTGAATGAAAAGATTAAACATTTTGATCAGATGATTGAGCTCTATAAAAAATTTGGACAAGATGTAACCACCCTGGTAAATCAAAGAAAAGAAGCAGAATTAGAACTGACAATCAAATCAAAACCACCCCAGGTAGATATAGAAGATCAGTTGCCTTTTGAAGCTGAAGAATTGGCGGATATACAATATGGTAATGTTTTGGAATATGCAAGGTTAAGTAAAGAGCAGGAACTTGAGCTTTGGCGGAAAACAGAACTTGAAAAAGTTGCAGGATATGAAAATAGTGCTGAGATGATTGCAGCAATTGAGGAAGAATATGCACGCAGGCGCGATGATATTAGGCGGATGGAAACTCAACAAGCGTTAGATTCTTACACTCAAATGTTCCAGAACCTCGCTGTTTTATTTGGACAACATACCGCAGCTTATAAGGCATTGGCCATTGCTCAGACGATAATAGAAACATATAAAGCGGCAACCGCAGCTTTGTCGCCTCCGCCAGTTGGTGCAGGACCGCTGCTTGGTCCTATATTGGCAATTACAACACTTGCAGCCGGGTTTGCTAATGTACAAAAAATTGCTTCAACAAAAATCCCTGGTTTCCAGTTAGGTGGAAGATTAAGGAAAGGACAACCGGGATTTATTGAGGGCGTTGGAAATGAGATTATTGCCCCGGAGAAAACCTTTGTTGAGATATTTAAACAGGAGTTAAGACCACAAATATACGACAATAATATATCGTCAAATTACGATTTAATTGGTATAAAGCAATCATTAAATAAGCTAAATAACGCACTTGAACAGGGTATTGTTGCACGTGCTTATTTAGATGACAGGGAAGCAAGGAAAATTACTGCTAAGGGTATTTATTTAAACAATAAATCAAAATTATAGAGGAGTTATGCAATTAACATTAAAACAAATTTTAGAGAGTGTAGACAGTCTTGGCAAATTACTTAATAAAGAATTGCCTGTTAAAACTGCTTATCGTCTCGGACGGCTATCAAAAGCATTACAAAGTGAATTAGATCAATTTAATCTTACCAGGAACAATCTTATAAAAAAATATGGCAAGGAAAAGGATGGGCAATACCAAATTGATCCTGATGATAAAACAGCGCTGGAAAAGTTTAACAAAGAAATTGAAGAGTTGTTAGATGTAGAAATCAAAATAGATAGTTATGAGCCAATACCAATTAATGAACTTGACGATATTAAATTAAGTGCAATTGATATGAGTAAATTAGAAATATTTATCAAATAAATGTTATATCCGGTTAAAATAGAATTTAAAGATTATCCTGCCGGTAGCTGGCAGGATTGGAGCGAGTATTTATCAGAACCGCCCCGAATTTCAAAAAAAGTTGAAAGTGAGAATGAAGGTGAAGCGGGCTTAATCGTTTTTGATGATGCAGAAGTTTCTTTCCGGTATGAAGCAGGTTCACCTGTTTACAGTGCCTTCTCAATTGATCTGACTTCTAAACAAAGATATTTATTCAGGATTTCCGCTCCCAAAACAGATAAAACTTTTGTGCAATTGTTTGAAGGCATTGCTGATTTTAGCACTCTTAAATGGAATGAGTTTGAGAACGTTATAAGCTTTAGTCTTGTTGATAAATTAAGTGCGTTAAATTTAATGCAAGGGGAAATTACAAGGGTGCTTGATACCCTAAATGCCCGGGTATTAGCTCAATATCCGGATGCTGATGGATTGGAATTTAAAGTTGATAATAATTATCCAAATGAAATTTGGATTGAAGCGGCGTTTGGGAATAGTGGAAGCTATTACACAAGTGGATTCTCCACGCCAATAATTTTCCCCGGTGAAATTATCAGAGATCCTATGTCTATGCAAGGATCTTACCCATCTCCCATAACTTATGCACTTGTTACGGAAAGCTGGATTGATGCGGGCTTAAGAAATAGAATTAAATACATTAAAGTAGATGGTTTTGATTATACCCAATGGCTTAATGAAACAACTTATTATCGTTATTATGTTTGGTTTAGCGGAGGCGGTATTGAGTACGGACAAAAAGAGATTTACGGTATTGATATTTTAAACTACAATGCCGGAGTTCCGGAAAGTATAAACGGATTCAGTTTAATTGATGTTCTTATTAAAAAAGCCTGGTCTGATGTTAATATTGTCTACAGAGGGATTTCATCATACAATATTCCACTAAGTTATTATATCCTTTTTCTTGATGAAAATCCACTCGGTAAAACTCCGCTTGATGCTCTCAAAATGATTGCTGACTCAATGAAGTGCTACATCTTTTTTGATCGAACCGGCAGTAATTTAATTGTGCAAAGTAAAGCTTCCCTTGCTACTGGTGGAACAGCAAGATCAATTGGTAATACTAAGATCGTTTCAGGACCAGAGAAGAAATATTTTTGGGATAAACTTGTAGATGGGGTTACAGTAAACGTTAAAAGTTGGGCTGTGGATGATTTGACAGGAGAAAATCTTGTTGGTGTTGCAGAACTAACAAAACAAGCAACCGGATTTTCGGCACTTCAAAAAATCAGACCAAAGAATTCAATCAAAAGAGACCTGCTGGTTGGTGATCCTGCTGTTGACACACAGGCTGAGCTTGATAGCTATGCTGCAACCGAAGCATTATCTATTCTTAATTTTTATGGATTGAGGCACAACTCATTTGATCTTACACTTAACCTTGATGATAACACAATTAATTGGGAGCTTATTGATAGATTAACACTTAACTCCTTAACAACGTTTTTTACAAAACTTGAATTTGATCTTGTTGAACGGACAGCAACTTTAGAATCTGTTGAAATAACAGGACACGATTATGATTTTAGACAATTAGTCTTTGGAGCTGCAGAAAGCTCAGGATCTTCAATTATATCAAATTCAGGTTCCGGTGGTGGAAGTTATTATACGGGGAATCCGATATTTAATTTACCATTACAAATGAGCGGTGGAATTGTTTCGCTTGGCATTACTGATAATTTAAAACTTACTGCCGATAAACTTGATGCTGCACAAGCCATCAAGACAACAGATACCCCAACGTTTAATCAAATGCTTCTAAGTGCAGCGGCAACACTTTCTAATCATGCAGTTAGAGCTGATAGAACTTTGCAGATAACCACAACCGCTCCCTTAACTGGTGGTGGTATTGCTATTGATTTAACTGCAAACAGAAGCTGGACGCTCGGAATTAACTCTGCAAATTTACTTGGTACAACAAATCAAGTTACCGTAGTGAATGGTACGGGGGTTGTTTTAGGATTAAATAATGTAACATTATCATTGCCTCAAAACATTCATACTGGCGCAACTCCAACATTTTACCAAATGCTGCTAAATACAGCCGCAACACTCTCTAACCACGCTGTTAGAGCTGATAGAACTTTGCAGATAAACACGACCGCTCCTTTAACTGGTGGTGGTATTGCTATTGATTTAACTGCAAACAGAAGCTGGACGCTCGGAATTAACTCTGCAAATTTACTTGGTACAACAAATCGAATAACCGTTACAAATGGTACGGGGGTTGTTCTTGGGACTAACAATGTAACTTTGAATCTTCCCCAGGATATTCATACCGGCGCAAGTCCTACTTTTGCTGGAGAAACTATCAATGGGAATATCTTACAATCCACAAATGCGTATATCAAGAATGATTTTATTCCTGGTTGGACAGGACAAGGCTGGCAATTAGATTATGGACTTACATATTCTGGTGATTCATATCTTGAAATTGATAATCTACGGGTACGTGGCACTATGAATATATATGAATTGGTTATCAATCAAATTCGTGCCACCAATGGTTCTTTGTTTGTTTCAAGTGTCGCCAAAGTAAAAACAGTAGTACCCTCACAGCTTTATGACTTAGACATTACATTTGAAGACCCAGATAATTTAGGAGCGTCTCCATTTGCTCTTAATGATATTCTCCTTATTCAAAGAGTAAGACTTGATGCTACAACCGTGATTAAAAAATTATATCTGAAAGTTGAAAATATTTCAAATGGTATTGTTGGCGTAACATATCAGGGTGCACAAGTTGGCTCGGTTGAAGTTGGTGATACAGTTGCGAGAATTGGCAATACATTAAATACAAACAGACAGGGAACTGTTTATTTAACAAGTGATGACGCTGCAAGTCCCTATATTGATATTTATGATGGAGTTACGGGATATGCTAATTGGGCTACTAATACAGTCAGAAAAGTAAGACTTGGCAAACTCACAGGATTGAAAGATAGTGATTTTGGTAATTTAAGTGGTTACGGTTTATATGCCACAAACGCTTACTTAAAAGGTGGCATTTGGGCTACGTTTGGTAATATTGCTGGTTGGAGCATTGCAAGCACTTACATTAGTAAGTCTGTTTACAATGCTACAATAGATATGACTAACATTGTCAATCTTGATGCTTCAAGTACAAACATCGGATTACATTTAACAATAGATAATGATTATAATTATGATGTAAGGCGATTAAGTGTTGGGACAATATTAAACGCCGATGGTACTGTAACAAATGATTATGGTATTGCTTTCAAAAGTATAGATAACGGAACTTTATTTGAATTATCAACTGCACGAAATGTAATTGCTGGGTGGAATATTATCAGCGATAGATTATACTCAGGAGGTTTAGCGGGTAGTGGTAGTGCTGGTATTGAACTAAATTCATCTTCAAAGTTTATTGATATTCATAAAGATAATTCTAATTACGTTAAGACATATTATACAAGCACAAGCGATTGGGGAATTAAAGGCGTAAATAGTGGTAGCACATTATTTCAACTTGGCAGCACAAATCAGATAGCTGGATGGACATTTGATGCTTCTAAATTTTACAACGGCTCACTTTATCTTGGAGGCACATCTACGGATTATCTTTCTACTTATAGCACTACACAATCAATTGTTATGGGCCAGTACGACAGCACAAGCCAACGGATAGTTATTAGAGGTACGCAAACCACCTCCTACATCCAAACAGGATATAATTCAGCAGGTGTATTCTTTCAGATTATAAAATCCGGCAGTGTGTTAATTAACTTCACAGAAGCCGTCCAAACTATTGCAGGCTGGACTTTTGATACTGCTAAACTCACAAAAGGTTCAGCTACTTTGGGAATATCCCTAAATACAGGTTCAACTCCATTTATAACAGGAACGAGTGCTAAAGGTTTTGAAGTTTATGATTATACAAATCCAAAATTATTCATCGGTCAGAAAGATGGTAACTCGCTTGACTGGAACATAACATCAGCAAATGTTTTAACAATTAAAGGGGAGATTAAATCTTCCCGATTCTCTACTACGGTGGGATATGGCGGTGCTTATAGCTATGCCGTTATTGATAGTGATATTAACGGCTTCTTTATGAGAGTGCAAAACTATACCGACAGCAATAATGTAACTAATGTTAGAATACAGCCCTATGCCCCAGATGGCAGTGGTAATGTTGCAAATCTAATGAGCATTAGCACAACTGTTTCTGGTGCAACCCAAAATATAAATGTAAATAAATACAACGGATATTTAGGAATTAGTATTAACGGAAGTTATGCTACAAGATACAGGGGCAATGGAACAGCCCTTCCAACCACTGACCTTAGAGACGGAGATATGTATTATTTAACCGGAACAGGTAAAATATATGTATATGCTTATGGTGCTTGGAGAGTTTTAAATTAATAATAGATAAGGGCTAAAATTGTATGACAATTTGTCGTACTCTTTTTTAAAAAAATAGTTATTTATGTTCAAAAACTGGTCATTTTTCTTTTGCCAAATTGGTGATAATTTTTGCCAAATGGGGTGAAAAGTTATATCAG